AACTCTAATGTTAGGATGACAGATATAACAAACTCAGGATTCAACCCAGTTACATTGCCTTGGTCTATAGAGTATGGAGATGAATTTAGATTTGAAGGTAGAGAAGATTTTGTATACCAAGTAGGAAAAATATTTGGACCAGCTGAAAGTGGATCAGGTCGTATTACCCAAACAGGATCAATTGAAGTTCATTTTGACTATAACCTCCCAGTTTCTGCTTCTCCTACAGCGTTTAATCTAGACCATTTTTCAATTAGACGATATGTTGATGATGCTAGTTTAATTTTAATGGAAGGATTTAAACCAATAAATTCAAGTGGTCCATTTATTGTAAGACCAGAATATGTAGTTCCTGAATTAGATAAATCAGTAGATGAATTTATTTTAGATCTTACGCAGAAAGGGTTGATAACATAATATTTATTACATATAATACACCTATAACATAAACAAAACATGGGATATTTAAACAATCAAGTCATAACAGTTGACGCAATTTTAACAAATAAAGGTAGAGAACTTTTAGCAAAAAACGATGGTTCATTTAGAATTACACAATTTGCTTTAGCAGATGATGAAATCGATTACACTTTGTATAATCCAACCCACCCATCTGGTTCTTCATTTTATGGTGAAGCTATTCAAAATATGCCTTTATTAGAGGCATTTCCTATTGAAACTCAAATCATGAAGTATAAATTAGCTACTTTACCTCGTGGAACAGCTAAACTACCTGTACTTGATTTAGGATATTCAGCAATTACTTTAAATCAAGGAGCTGCACTCTCAGTTACTCCTCAAACATTAAATTATTTAGGAAATACCCAAGGATATGAAACAAGTGGGTACTCAGCTACTATTTCAGATGTTCGTTTAATGAGCACATTTACAGGAGTAGGAATTAACACAATTGCTGCTGCTTCTGCAAATGCTGCTGTTACTTCAACTACTACTCTTGGAACTAATGTATCTACAACAGTAATTGGTTCTCAAATTAATTTACGTGCAACAACAGTAAATACACTATTTGGTAATAATACTCAATTATCTGCTACATTAACAGTTGTAGGTTTAGATAGTGGTGCTCGTTTAACAATTCCAATTACAATTAATAAAACAAACGTTTAAAACATAAACAATGGCATTTAAAAGATTCGATCCTGAAGATTTTTTAGTAAGTAGTGATTCAATTACATCTACGCTTTGGTCAACTGGAGCCCCAATACTAACTTCATTTGAAACCTCTTCTATTCAAGCAGCTGGTTCTTCTGGAAATTACTATTTAAGTATCTACCAAACATCTTCAACTGACCCTACAGCTCAGGTACAATTTGATATTGCTTATGGTGATGCTTTAGGAAGTGGAAGTACATGGTATAACCCAATTGTTCCTGGAAATTCATATACTAAAACAATTTATGGTCAATATAGATCAATGATTTTAGAAGATGAAAATGCTAGTTTTGTTTTTGGAACTGGTAATAATTCATATACAGGTAATAATTTTTGGGTTTTATCTATTGAAAGGGCAAGATACAAACAATCCCTCTTCCCAGGTTCCTTAAATTTACAAATTTCAGGTTCAGGTGGTATTATTAATTTAACAGATAATTCACTAGACAATCCTGTAAATGTATTTCTTGGATCTACCCGAGTACTCCAATTAGTTTCCGGATCAAACGGATCAGGAATCTCAGGTGGAGGATATGTAGCTGGATCGGGTTCATATGGTTTAGTATTCCCTGATTTAGGAACTATTATGTTAAATCCTGCTGCTATTTCACAATCAATTCAAGTTGATGCAAGCCGATCAAACAACTCAGATGGATTAAACAATCAAACAATGTTTAATGCCCTCTCAGGAGCAGCTTCATTTGCTTTAAACTCTGAAGAAACAGTTACTTCTGATTATGTGTTTGTTAGAGCACGAAATAGTGAATTTAATTACTCAGAAAATCCATCATTTATTTCAGGTTCAACAGGTGAAATAATTTATTCTAACTTTATAAACCAACCACAAGTTTATATTACTACTGTTGGAATGTATAATGATAGTAATGATTTATTAGCCGTTGCTAAAATGTCAAGACCATTATTGAAAGACTTTACAAAGGAAGCTCTTGTAAGAGTAAAACTAGATTTCTAAGAATGAATGAGTGTATTCAAGTCATTTTTAACCTCAGACGTTATCGTTTCACCCTTTAAGGTAAATAAATTGTTTACTTTTCAAGGCAATGAACTTACTGGTTCAAATGTAGAAATTGATAGATATGTTGGAAAAAATATTACCTCCTCTCTATGGTTCTCAGGCTCAAACCCTACAGGATTTATTAATATTCAAGATCAATTTTTAGTTTATCGTTCAATTAGAGAACTTTATTATTCAAATTATCTTTTTGGAAGTAATGGATCCCCTGCAAATACTGCTTCATTTAACATAGATGGTACTATAACAGGCCCTCAATATGAACCTAGTTACTACAATTATCTTTCTACTACTTTAAATCCTAATAGATATTTCCCTACAGGATCTAATGATATAATAGGAGTAATTACTATACCTTCAAATTTATTTGGAGAATATTTAAAACCCAATACAGTTCAAATTTCTAATGGAACCACAACTTTTATAGATGATGGTGAAGGAAATATGATTTCGGGTTCATTAAAGTACGGAGATGTAATATATGAACACGGGATAATTATTTTAACTTCAAATGGCATTTCTGGTTCTTTTGGATATGGTTCGGGAGTTTATGGTTCTGGAGTATATGGTTTATCTTCTGTTGATTATATATCTAGTTTTACAACTGGTTCAAATATAACTTGTTCATTTGAAAGTACCATTACTCTATATGAATCACAATACAAATGTACTTTAAGAGAAAATGAATTTAATTTTACTCAAAATCCAACTGTAGTTTCTGGAAGTACAAATAGTGGAATTATATATGACTTTGCAACTGATTCTTATTTTTCACCATATGTAACAACAGTAGGACTTTATAACAATAATTACGAATTAATTGCTGTAGGAAAACTTGCTCAACCTTTACCAACATCTGCAGTTACTGACACAACTATACTAGTTAATTTAGATTTATAATATATTTATAATCATGGCTAATACATTAAAAAAAATATTTGTTCCGGGTTTAGACCAAGTAGCTCAAACATACACTATTGAATCTTGGCACGTTTCTCAATCAGTAGATGCATTTACGGGAGCAGAAGCATATGATATTACTCTTTCAGGTTCATTAGTATTAACAGGTTCTTTAGCTATTAATGGATTAACAGACCCTGCCTTAACAGATGTATTAACTATTGATACTACAACAGGACAAATATACTATACTTCTTCTACAGCTATTGCTCCTATTAATAACTATTTTACTAGTAGTGTAACAAACAGTTATACTTCAAGTACAGTAAATAACAACTTTTCCACTAGTACTATAACAAACAACTATACTTCCAGCACAGTAAATAATCCTGGAGGATCAGATACTCAAATACAATATAACAGTGGTAGTGCTTTTGGTGCTTCTCCTAGTTTTAAATATGATTATACTATTGAAAGTTTAGCTCAAGGAAATAGTGTTTTAGCTAGTGGAAATTATTCTCATGCAGAAGGGAATGCTACTACAGCCTCAGCTGACAATTCCCATGCTGAAGGAAATATTTCAGTAGCTAATGCTTCATTTTCACATGCTGAAGGGTTATCTACAACTACTGAAGGAATAGGATCACATGCTGAAGGAGTAGGTTCTCAAACATATTCTAGTGGTCAATATGCTCATGCTGAAGGAGCATATTCTATAGCTTCTGGGTTTTATGCCCACTCTGAAGGTGATAATACTATAGCTTCAAATACAGGATCACATGCCGAAGGTTCATACACTTTAGCTTCAGGCCCATCATCACATGCCGAAGGTTACCAAACAGTTGCTTCAGGACAATATTCACATGCTGAAGGATACCAAACAATTGCTTCAGGTCAAGCTTCACACGCTGAAGGATACCAAACAACAGCCTCAGGTAATTATTCACATGCTGGTGGATTTAAAAGTAAATCATTAGGTCTTTATTCATTTGCTTTTGGAACCTCAACTGTAGCAAATGGATCATATTCATTTGCTGCTGGAGCATTAAATAATGCTGCTGGAGCAAATAGTGTTGCTTTTGGCTACACTACATACTCAGGAAATAGTGCATTAAGTGCAGGAATTTTTACTTCAGCCTCAGGACAATATAGTGTAGCTTATGGTCAGCAAACAATAGCTGCTGGGCAAGCTTCTTTTACTGCTGGAAATTCTACAACTGCTAATGGGGATTTCCAAACCGCTGTAGGTTATTTAAATGAATTAGATAATTCTCCATATGCATTTATAGTAGGAGGAGGAACAGGAGCAGGAAGAAAAACTTTAGTATTTGCTTCAGGTTCACAATTTCAACTTTCAGGAAGTTTTGCTCCACAATATAGAAATATAGGAAATGTTCAGGTTGCTCCTGCATCATCAGGTGTAGCCGTTACTAATAGAGATTATAATGTTGGATTTAATGCTTCAAATGTTACTATTGTTGGACAAGTTAATCGAATTCAACTTCCCTCAAATGTTCCTGTAGGAACAGTAATATATTTGCAACGAGTAGAAGGCCAAACAACCCCTTTTAATTCTGCTAGTACTATCCAAATTTCTGGATCTGCAGGATATTTAATTAATGGTGCTGCAGGATATACATTTCCAACTACATTATATGCTAGAAGAATGTTTGTATTTTCTGGTGCTTCTACTGGTTGGTTTACTGAACCTAATCCAATAGTTTAATTTATAAAATATGAATTGGTTATACAATAAACAAGAAGTTGAGGATATCTCTCACTTTCCAAACAATACTTACGGATTTATTTACAAAATAACCCATACACCCTCAGGTAAATCTTATATAGGTAAAAAAGTACTTTTTCACAACAAAAAAGTAAAATTAACTAAAAAGGAGCTTGAATTGTATGAAGGTGTAGTTGGTAGAAGACCATCATATAAACTTGCAATAGCAGAATCTGATTGGAAAAAATATTGGGGTTCAAATAAACTATTACTTGAACTGTTAAAAACAGAACTAAAAGAAAATTTTAAACGTGAAATTTTAATGTTTGCTTCTTCTAAAAAACTTTTAACATATTATGAAACACAAGCTTTATTTATTCATAGAGTATTAGAAGAACCTGATTTATATTTTAACGACAATATTTTAGGCAAATTTTATCGAAAAGATTTTGATATATAAAAAATAGTTTGTATTTTACGGTTATGGTAAACGAACTGTTAGTTAATCTAGTTAACAATGTGCTTGGACCTGGCAAACGTACTGCTAGAGGAAATCAAGCATACACTTGTCCTTTTTGTCATCATCACAAACCAAAGCTTGAAGTTAACTTTACCGAAAACAAAGATGGAATAAACCAATGGGCTTGTTGGGTATGTGGTAAAAAAGGTAAAACTATTAGAAGTCTATTTAAACAAATCCAAGTTGATGCTTCATATTTTCAAGAACTAGGTAAACTTGTAAAAAACGTTACAGTAGAAGATATAGGAGAAGTAAAACAAACTGTACTTGAATTACCAAAGGAATTTAAAACCTTTATCAACAACACAGATATTACAGCAAGACATGCTTTAGCATACCTTAAAAAACGAAATGTTACAAAACAAGATATCCTAAAATATAACATAGGATATTGTGATTCAGGGCAATACAATAATATGATTGTTATACCCTCATATGATAACACCGGTAAATTAAATTATTTCACCGCGAGATCATTTGAAAAAGATCCATTCACCAAGTACCGCAACCCGGAAACGTCTCGCGATATTATACCGTTTGAATTGTTTATTAACTGGGATTTACCTATTATACTATGTGAAGGGCCATTTGATGCAATAGCAATAAAAAGAAATGTTATCCCATTGTTTGGTAAAAACATTCAATCAAACTTGATGAAAAAGATTGTAACTTCTAAAGTACAAAAAATATACATTGCCTTAGACAACGATGCTATTTCAAAAGCCCTTGGATTTTGTGAACAGCTTTTAGACATTGGTAAGGAAGTTTATTTAGTAGAACTCCAAGGAAAAGATCCTAGTGATATGGGTTTTGAAAACTTCACCAAACTAGTACAAACAGTTTCTCCTTTAACCCAATATAAATTGATGGAGAAAAAATTATCTATAATATGAAAAAAAGGAACGTTAAAAAGTCCTATGACCGCATCCTTGAAATATCTGATGATGCAACACAAATCACATTGCCCGATTCTCGTTACTATAGAAGAAATGGGAAATATTACCCATCTGTAACATATGTTTTAGGATATTATCCAAAAGGTAAACATTTTGAAAATTGGCTTAAACAAGTTGGATTCGCCTCAGACCATATTGT